TTGACCCAGAGTCTTGAAGGAGATCTTCTGAGGCTGCCATGATACAAAGGCGCTCATACTCTCGGAAATAAAGTGTGCCTCGTGTCAGGTTGTCTTCACCACCCATCCCTACAAAAACACGACCAGCAATGTGCATAACCAATGCTTCTTCGAGCATGGGATACAATGAAATGGGTGTGATATCGAGTGCAGATGGTTCGATGACGGCATGGTTCTTTTGATACTCAAGCGTCAGTACACGGTCTTGTTCTGGCTCTCTGAACCAAAGTTTGTCGTAAGACATCATGCGTACGCTGTCGTAACCTTCAGCCCGTTCATTCATAAGCAGGTTTTCATCGCACAAAGGATCTTCTGAGTCCCGTTCTTTGATGGACAGGATACGGATCAACCCTCCCGTAAAGGGCTCATCTACAGTGTCTGTTATGTACCGTGTGCGTGTGTTTCCAGGCGTTGCATCTGAGACAGCGTGTAAAGAGTTGATCCAGTACCGTTGAATACTGTTATCCAAAGTGAGATCCAGAAAATCGATCTCATGCTTGAAGCGTGTGTACAAACGGGTCAGTGCCTTGTTGGTATAATTGACCAATCCTCGACGTCGGTTAGGATCAATGTTTCCGTTGTCTAGGACGATGCCCAGAGAGCGCAGCTCGCCATGGGCAAGAGTTGTCAGTAGGTCTCCGAGATTCATGGCTCAGCTCCGTTCAGACGATATAGGATGACATGGGATTATCTGTGTCCGAGACGTCATCTTCATCCATGGCCCAATGTTCGTCACTGGTAGGGGATTTGATTTCGTCACTCGGTTTCCAAGCATTAAGATACTGCAACATAGAGATCGTATCAACGGCGTCATCGTGACGAGACTTAAAACCGTCTTTAGTTGCCATGGTAATTTCTTGTATGAATTCGCCCATGATTGTACTTTTGCGCATCTCGGCCGGAAAGAATATTTTACCGGCTTTAAATAGGGGAACCACGAGATTGAACCGCGATAACTTGTCTGTGTCAGGACGGATGCCTAAGCTATTCTTCGTCTTGGCCAGATTGAACCAGATGTTGCGGGTCATCATCTCTGAGGTGATCCAGTCGATAAACGCTGTCTGTTGCCCTGAGACTTCAATGCCCGCAGATTGCGGCCGATACCTCGATGCAAAACTAAACAGGTCATCAATGTTCTTATCCATGGTCTGCTTTACGCATGTTCCATCAACCCAAAACCAGTCACCGTTGCCCGAGTATGCCCATACAGAGATAACCGAGAAATCAGCACTCTCTTTGGCCCTCGTGGCAAAGTCTGTCGTGATGTAGAAGTTGAACCGGCTTGTGTTCTTGAGCAGCTCTTTGCGATTGTACCAACGTATCTCGCTATCCTGAACCAGCTTGTCTTCGGCCGACGTGATGCGCAGCATTAGTTCTTGCTGAAACGCGGAAATCTTACCGGTCGCTAAAGCTGTCTCATATTGATCCAGAACGAATTCATACGTGAACCGGTCTTCCCAAGCCCCGTTAAATTCTTCCTTCGTGCAAGGGAATTTCTCACAGACTGGGTACACGTTGACGTGCCAACCGCCCGATTCAACAGCTTCGTACAGGATGTCGCCCTTGTTAAATGGCGTACCGTTAAAAATGATCTTACGTCGTTGTGGATCCAAAGCATAATCAACACCTTTGTAAACCGTGTCTTTGATGGCTTCCATGGACACTTTTGATTTGGCGTCATCGTCAGATACCAGATCGTCGAGCACAGCAATCACGGGCCGTTTACCAAAGATCTTCGTACCACGTAGACCTGTCTTGGCGCCGAACATCTTAATGCCTACTCGGTGTCCAGAACTGTTCTGGAACTCCAGATAATTGTCGGTAAACTTTGCGATGGGAACCCATGCCTGCAAAAACTCGGAATTGTAATACCGGAACTCGATGTTCTTGCGGGCAGACTTTACGCCGTTATCCATGGAGTCTGACACATAGATCATTCCGGTAATGTCACCAAAACCTTCGATCTCTCCGAACACAGCAACGTAGAGAACCAGATATTCAAACATCAATGTGGTCTTGGCCAATCCCCGTGCACACAAGTTCGCAATGCGTTTGTTTGAGCCAGCAATCTCGTCCAGCATCTTCAAGTGAACCACGGGAGTAAGGTTCTGCTCTCCTTCGGCCCCATTCACCAATTTGATGAAGTTCATAAACTTCAGAGCAAACTCAGACGGCATGTAATGACCTGAGTTGAGAGACGTGTAATCAACGCCATCTAACCATTCATCTACAGTCTGTCGGGTAAGCCCTTTGGACTCGAGAAGCTTGTTCAGCTCATCTAGTTCTACGTCGATCTCTTCAATCTCTGCCAGGATGTTTTGACTCACAAAGGATCTCCTAAAGATCTACGGAAATTCTCTAAAGCTTCGTCAAAGCCAACAAACTCAATCTTCATACAAAACACAGTGAATCTGGAACCACGGGCAATCTGTTTGCCTATGTACTGTTCCAAATATTCTTTACGCTTTTCGCATAGCTCCAAGCTCTTAACTTCTCTTGGCCCATATCCGTAAGCTTCGCCTGTGTGTGGAATTGCGTTTTCAGGTGTCGAAAACAACAGAACCAAGAGAACTATATCTTTCATCTGCTTGTACCCTTTGTGGCAATTTCTCCACCGCAAGCAGCATACCCAGCCAGATCGACCCAGTTGTCTATGTGATTAGGGGATGTAGATATCCGGGCTATTTTCAGAAGAGCCAGCAAAACAGAAACATCTACTGAGTTGATTTCTCTACCCTGCAAATAAGCATTCCAGAGATCTGCAGTCTGTTGAAAACTATCTTCGGCAGGTCCGTACACTTCTTGCCTGTTTTTAGTCACACACTCCGCGGCTTGATCTAGGATGTATTTGCGGTCTGTAAGGTCTTTTTTAAACTCTATCGAACCAGCTGACGCACTAAACGCTGCAAGTGCTTTACGCTCGGCTAAAGCCTTGTTTGCCGTTTCTGCATAATCAGTCTCTGGACGGAGAGGATTTAGATCATGAGACATATTTTGTTCCTTGCTGCGGTGTGATTTGCTTTGGTGTGAACCAAGATCAAACCTTATTTTTGGTAGGGGTGACATCGATCGTCTTACCAAGTTTCTGGTGTGCAATCTGCCTTGTCGTCATACCGCTCCCGATCATATCCCGTTGCTGAGATGCCAGGATTGCCAACGTATCTTTCAGCTCTGTCATACCGTCACTCTCCTGCACCCCAATATTCAGCTCAACTTGCTGTGTCTCAGGGCGCTTCAGATGTGTCAGCAAGCTATCAGCAGCTTCAGAACGTACTCTCGCAGAGTTATCCAGATCAGCCATGATACCAGCCTGTGTATTAATGGCCTGTTGATACATATCTTGATTCAGAACCCACGTCGGAATCAACGTCTGCTCGAGGATAGCATTCACCAATTTACCGCGGTTAAACGCAGCCACGTATGCAGAGATTTCTTTTTCAGTTGCACCACGAGCCACGAGATCCTGATGCCTCTTCGGGAACGTCAACCGGTAGGATTCCTGATTGCTGTGATTCATCAGCTTAAACGAAACGTAAGTCACAGCATTCAGATAATCTTCAGGACGATACCGACCATCTTTTAGAACGCCGGTGTATGAGATAAAATTGTTTCGGATCTGTTCAGCAGCTTGAGGATCTTTAACCATGCCATTGATCATATCTACGTAGTCTTGCCGAGCAGCGTACCTCATGTGAGTAGGCAAAGCTTGGTTCAGATCCTCAACGGTCAGGTCATCTTCGTATGCACCCCGAAGTGAATTGGCAGTCAGTCCAGTCGTTAGCTTACTCATCTACAGGCTCCATAATCCAATAGATCAGAAGCTACTTTACAGGATGATCACAGGTCTACCCTACGATTGGAAAAAGAACAAAAGGGGAGAATGCCTATAGTATCTTTTAGTATCTGACTACGCGAAGCTGCGACGTCAGGGCTCCGCCCTGCCTAGCGCTTCGCTATTAGTACATTAAAGTATGTTTAAGAGATACTTAAGTATACTAGAGTATCTTAGAGTACATACTAAAAGATACTTATATAAGGGGATTATACTGCTCTACATTTGGTTCGCCCTTTAGGCAACCCCTAAAATATTATATATAAGAAACTGAATATGTAACTGGTTCACTGTCTCAGATATACCCCCCCAGTCTTTTCATAGGGGAGATTATAATTTCAAATTTTTATGGCCAGAATTTTGATACAGGTGTCTCGTAGTCCCCCTTACACTACGGGGTACTTACACTGAGAGAATATACCCCCCCC